TGGGGCCGAACTTATATTTTATGGCTTAGATAATATTACAGAACTTGAAAAGGTTTATATAGTTGAGGGCGAAATGGACGCGCTTAGTTTACACGAGGCCGGTATATATTCTGTTTGTTCAGTACCTAATGGCGCAAGTAAAGGAAACCAACGACTTGAATACTTAGACAACTGCTGGAAATACTTTGAAGACAAAAACGAGATAATAATTTGTACCGATAATGACGATGCAGGTTTGCAGCTTAGAAACGAATTAGCCAGGAGGTTTGGACAGTACCGTTGTAAGTATGTAGATTTTGGCGAATACAAAGACGCTAACGAGGTTTTAGTAAGTAAAGGCGCAGAAGATTTACGCAACATAGTAAAGCAGGCTAAAAATTTCCCATTAGAGGGCGTTTTGAATGTTTCAGATATATGGGACGATGTACTGCGGTATAACGAAAATGGTATAGTAAATTATAGCGTTGAGTTAGGCATAAGCGACGAATACTATAAAATGGCTATGGGCGAATGGACAGTAGTTACTGGAATACCGAATAGCGGTAAGTCAGATATTATAGACCAGATATGCGTAAACCTAGCAATGAAATACGATTTTAGGGTTGCTATGTTTAGCCCAGAAAGTTGGCCATACGAGGGGCATATAAAACGTATTGCAAACAAGCTAAACGAAAAAAATTGCGATAGCACTGCTTTAAATAAAACCAAAGATTTTATAGAAGAACATTTTTACTGGGTTAAAATTGATTTAAAGAACTTAACGCTTGAGGCAATTCTTAACCATTTTAAAGACCTTGTATTTCAAAAGGGTGTAAACGTTTGTGTAATTGACCCCTGGAATATGCTAGACCATAGCGCGCAACGCGACCACAGTTATATTGGAAAAGCACTTTCGCAAATAACACAATTTTGCCAACAAACAAACACGCATTTATATTTAGTGGCGCACCCTAGAAAAATAGAAAGCGACAATGGTAAGTATAAAAAGCCAACGTTATACGATATAAGCGGCTCTGCTGACTTTTTTAACAAGTCATACAATGGTATGATATGTTTTAGAAATATTGGCAATAGAACAACTTATGGCAGCGATAGCGTTGAGGTGTACGTTGAAAAAGTAAAGCGTAAAGAAAACGGCCAGCTAGGTAGTTTTAATATAGCGCCAGACTTTAAAAATGGCGGAGTGTATAAGGGTTTAAATATTGGAGATATGAAATATGACCCCCCTACATTCCAACCAGACCCAGTGCCTAAAATAGAAGATAAAGAAGATAATATACCGTTTTAATATGGCAAAGCGTAAAAAAATAAAACAATACGTTCCAACTGATGCGCAAACAAATGCTAGGGTATGGTGTATAAAAAATAATATTAAAATATTACCGGAGCCTACGTTTAGAGGTATTTTTTTAATTATTGACGCTATGGGTAGCTTGACAAAATCGCCAGATTATTATACAAATGAGGCAGTTACACCTAAGATTTACGAAATTTATGAATACCTTTACAAAAAATATTTTTAATATGGGAACTTTTCAAATCACTTTTTTTCCAATCTTTGGTTTAATGTTAGGTGTAAATTTTGCTAGTGGGGAGTATGAGGCTTTTGAAATGAATGAAGACGAACGTATGATACAAATAATGTTTTTAGTATTTGGCGTTTCTATATTATGGTTAAAACAAAATGAATGAAATCACTTATAAGAAATAGCAACCAGGCCAAACAAGGTTTAGATTTTACTGGCGTAGAAAATGGTAAAATACACCCTAGCGATATTGATGCGGTTCTGGAGTTTAACAACGAGGCGCTTATATTAATGGAAGTTAAAAGGGAAGGTAGCAAATTGCCAACCGGTCAAAGGTTGTTGTTAGAACGCATAGCAGATAGCTGGCACACAAAAAAATCAATAGTTTTATTTATAACGCATAACTACAAAAACGATAGTAAAGATATACCTTTGCAAGAGTGCAACGTTGAAGCTGCATATTATTTGGGCCAATGGACTAGCACGGAGCCAGAAACATTAATTAGTGTTTTAAATAAAATAGGTAAAAACTGGGAAATAGATAAATTAAGTATATGAAACAAAAGGTAAACATTAAAAAGGTAATTCCAAACGAAAAAAACCCAAGGTACATACGCGACCCTAAGTTTAATAAACTGGTAAAGTCTATACAATCATTTCCAGAAATGTTAGAAAAACGCCCAATAGTCGTAGATGAAAATATGATTGTTTTAGGCGGTAATATGCGTTTAAACGCTTGTAAAAAAGCTGGGCTTACAGAAGTATGGATTGATGTAGCAGAGGGCTGGACGCAAGAGCAAAAAAATGAGTTTATTATAAAAGATAATGTTGGCTTTGGGGAGTGGGATTGGGAACTTATAGCTAATGAATGGAATACAGAGCAATTAACTGATTGGGCTTTGGATATGCCAGGATTTGATGTGAGCGATGAAGATTTAAGTGATGACTTTAGTTTGCCAGAAGGAGATAAAGAACCGTTCCAACAACAAACATATACTTTAGCAGATGAGCAAGTAACTGTTATTAAAAGTGCTATTGCAGATATTAAAAAAACAGATGCTTTTAAATATGTTGAAACTTATGGTAATGAAAACGGAAATGGAAATGCACTTTATTTAATAGTTACAGAATGGGCCGCGCAAAAGAAATAATAGTTAAAGTAATACCCAGTAAAATAGCTAATGAGTTTGTAAAAAAAAATCATTATAGCGGCAAAGTTGTAAATATGAGTACTTTGCATTTTGGATGTTTTTTAGATAATAAATTACACGGAGTTATGTCTTATGGGCCGCCAATGGACAAAAGAAACGTTTTAGATTTAGTTAACACTGGATTGACTGATTTGAATAAAAAATGGAATGAAATGCTAGAACTTAATCGTATGGCTTTTGACGATTATTTGCCTAAATATTCAGAAAGTAGATGTATTGCAATAAGCATTAAATTATTAAAAAAAAATGCACCACAAATTAAATGGATTTTATCATATAGTGACGCAACTCAATGCGGAGATGGAACAATATATAGAGCAAGTGGTTTTAAATTAACACAAATAAATAAAAACTCAACAATTTATAAATTATCAAATGGAGATATTGTTGCAAAAAGAGGCGACAGTAACTATAATTTTAAAGATTCAGAAGCATTAAAGGGTTTTCAAAATAGATATATTTATTTAATAGATAAAAATTGTAAAATTAATGTTGAAATATTACCATTTAGCGAAATAGATAAAAAAGGAGCTGGAATGTATAAAGGAAAAAAAATTGCATTATCTGAAAGAAAATCTTAAATTTGTTTTATATGCGTATAAAGTGTAATGGTTGCACATCTAACAACCAGTTAGAAGGAGGGGTTCAATTCCACCTATACGCTCAAATTAGCTGCTAAATTAAAAATAGCAGCTTTTTTTTGTAAAAGTTTGTTGTAATTAAAAGAATTTTTTAAATTAGCTTTATAATTAACAAACAAAAACTATTTATTATGTCAGTATCTTTATTTTCAGAATTAGAAATTTCAAAATTGTACAACACTTTAAGCACAGACAAAAATGTTCAAGAATTTGTTTCGGAAACAGAATTTTTTAAAAAAAGAAATAAGTTTGGTGCAGAAAGCGCAGAAGATTTTATTGGTAGAGCAGTATGGTATGCTTACATAGCTAACATAACTGCTTTTAATGTTCAGTACAAAGAAAACGAACAAATTAATTTTAATATGGAAAGCAATGAAAAATTTGAGAATTTTCAAGATGCTATTCAATTGTTGGGTTCTTTACTTTACAATGTTGCGACAAATGATGGAAACATTTTTTTAATGGATAGCTGGTATGACAGTTTAGTAGCTATTGAAAAAGAATTTGTTATTGAGCAGCCAGTAGAAATACCGAATTATTGCTATTAATATTACAAAAACAAGGCGGTTATTAATTTAGCCGCTTTTTTTATTTAATTTTGTAAAATGAATAAACAAAATGTTACATTAAAAAAGGCGATGTTAGAAGCCTTAGAAAAATCATTGGGTATAGTTACTACTGCTGCCAAAGCAGTTGGCATAACTAGAAAAACCCATTACGATTGGTTAAACAAAGACCCACAGTATAGAAAGGCGGTAATTGAATTAGAAGATTTGGCGCTTGATTATGTAGAGTCAAAGCTATTTAAGAATATTGAAAAAGAAAAAGAAGCCAGCGTATTTTTCTATATGAAAACCAAAGGCAAAAAAAGAGGGTAT